GCCCTGCTGTGCCCGCTCGAAGGCGCTCGAGCGCATCGGGTTACCGTCGACATGGAACAGGTCGACGTTCGAGACCTTGACCTGGATCGCCGTCCCGCCGCCGGTGGCGTCGATGTAGTGACGAACGCATGGCTGCACCGAGCTGTTGGCGATCGGCTGCGCAGTGCCACCGTTTGGCGCAATCGTGCCCTGCAGCACGCCGTCGATCCAGAACTCGACGTGGCCATCGTCGATCATGATCTCGTAGCGGTGTGCCACGGCCGCGCTCGGAGCGGTCAGCGCCGCCGTGGTGAGCTCCGTGCCGTTGAAGTTCGCCACGCCCTTGAGGATGCCGGTCGCGTCGTAGCGGAACAGGACGCCGTCGGTCGGGGCCGCCGTGGTCGCGGCATAGAACAGCCCGATCTCAATGACGTTGTGCGCCTGCGGCGCGACGCTCAATGTGGCGTAGGTGCGATACAGCAGATTGCCCTCGACGGGCATCTGGAACTGTGCATACGTCTTCATCAGGGCGACGGCGTTCGCGGCGGTGCTGCTGCCCGAATTGAGCGTGACGCCGCCGGCCGCGTAGGCCGCAGTGAAGGTCGTCAACGCCACGTTCCACCGCCCTGTGTCCTGGGCGGCGTAGTTGAACGTGTCCGTCATCAGCGGGACGGGGACCGATGCCTCCTGCCGGTTGCCGGCAGTCGCCTTGATCGCGCGCGCGAGGACTGAGCCCGTGACCGCGCCGGAATCGATGAGGCCGGCGCCCGCGATGAGGCCGACCTGGGCCAGCGACTTTGTCGGCTGGACGATCAGGCCCTTGCTGACGGTATCGACCGGGACGCTGTTGGTGCCGTCGGTGAGCTGAACTGCCATGTTAGACCCTCAATTCCAAACCCAGCCGATGTTGTAGGAGCCGAACGCCTTTCCGAGCAGCGGCTTGACGACGATTGTGAACCCGGTGCCCCCGACGATCTGCGTCACGTAGGCCTGCATTTGCTCGACCCACCCGGAGTCATCGTTCGTCGAGCCGACGGTCTCATTTACCAGCGGCCAGGCCTCGACCAGGTTCGCGCCGGTGAGTCCCGTCTGACCGACGACAGCGGCAGTCGCCTCAAGTGCGCCGGCGCCAAAGTTGACAGTGACGGATCCTTGCTGCGCCATGGTTCAGTCCGTCAGTGCCTGAAGGTCGCAGGTCGCGGCGACGAAGCCGCGGCCAAACGTGCTGTAGTCGTTCACCTGCGAGACCGTATAGCGATTGCCCTGCCAGATCACGACGTCGGCGGCGTAGCCGGCGGCGCTGACCCTCAGCCGGAACGTCGTATGGATGAGGATGCTGTCGCGGGTTCGCGAAGCCCCGTCCAACCGATCGAGCACCGCCCCCTTGCCGGCGGTCACGACCCCCGTGAACGTCTGCTGTGCAGGCGTCTGCACAGCCACCCCGTCCTGCCCCACGACCTCCTGGCTGCGAAGGCAGATGAGGCCGGCGGTCGCAAAGTCCGGGTCGAGCAGCAGGTCAGTGACGTCAAGGTTCGGCACGGGCTCACTTCCGATCGCGCACGACGTAGGTGACGGCGTTGCGCATCTGGGCGGTGTTCACGAGGCTGACTATTCCGGCAGCGTCCTGGATCTCACCGAGGCTCATGCCCGCCGCCTGCGCGCCCGACGAGATCATCTCAAGGTAGCGCTTCTCGGACTGGCGCATCGACTTCGTGCCGCGCGAGTACTTGCGGCTGCGGATCGTGGCCGGCGACAGCGGCGGCGGGACGTTGCTGTTGATCTCGGCTCGCGCCGAGTTCATGCCGATCACACCTGCCTGGTTGAGGAACCGCTCGGCCTTCTTGCGGTCGGTCGCGAGCGCCGCCTCGGCAGCGGCCCGCAGCGGCACCAGCGCGTCCTCCTCGGCCTTCTCGACGCCCGGCACCAGCGTCGGCCGGGCCGGGATGTTGGCCGCCGGGCTGCCGTGCTCGTGGATGTAGAGGAGCGCTGCGTTCGTCACCGGCTGCCCGGGCTCGCCGTCATCGCGCTCGGTCTTCGCCTCGGGGATGCCAATCAGCACCTGCCGGCCGGTCAGCCAATTGAGGGCGCCGACCACCGCCGAGACGGAGTCCTTGGTGACCGTGACCCGGGTGGCCATCGTCAGAGCTGGATGCCGCCGCTGCCGGCGTAGCGCGCGAGCGTGAGCAACCGGATGCCGTACTTGCTCATGTTCCAGAACGCCGCGTTCTCCATCGTCACCGAGGCTGCGTCGTAGGAAGCCGAGACCTTGTCGACCGCCTTCGCCGTCAGGATGCCCTGCGCCTGCCCCGGAGTGCCGCCGGCCTGCGCGATGACCTGGTCGGGCGCCGAGATTGCGAGGTGGTGGCAAACGAACAGCATCGCCCCGAGGTCGGCGTTGCCACCCCAGCGACCCGGATCCAGCGCCGGCGTGTTGCCGAGCGCAGGATCGCCCTGCGCGATGCCCAGCCAGAAGCCGATCGCGTCGTTGTCGTAGACGCCGGGATCGGCAAACTCCGGGAAGCGCTTGCGCAGGGCTGCAGGGGTGACGGCCATGGACCCGCGATCCTACTTCTTGCCGCCGCGCGCCGCAGCAACCGCCTCCGCCGCCGCCCGTTCGCGCTCGGCCGCCTGCCGCAGCGCATCCTCGTCGAGCTTCTTCTGGGCAGCGGCGACGAGCTGCTTGCCCTCCTCCGCCTGGATGTCCTCGGCGGCCTTCTTCGCGGCGAGGCGCTCGGCCACGTCCTCCTCGGTCTCGACCTTCCCGTCGCAGCGGTGCTTCGTGAACCAGTCGTGGGCGAGGAGCGGATGGTCGTCGTCGAGCTCGTGGACGCCAGCGGCGAACGGGTGCTCGGTCCCGAACCGCGAATCCGCGGCCGCGTGCGAGAACACGAACGGCCGCAGCACGGTGATCTTCTTGGGCATGGATTCAGTCTCCGAAAGTGGGTTGCGAAGGGGCGCCGGCCGACCCGGCGCCCACCGATCAGCCGAGGTTCGAGCGCAGCGCGCAGGTGTCCGGGTACACCATCTCGACCGCGCCGACCTTGCCGTAGTAGTTGGCGATGTGGTGGATGCCACGGAACTGCGTCGGGGTGCGCTGCAGCGGCACAACCGGGTAGCGGATGTACTTCCGGCTCTTGTGGTAGGCGAACATGCTGTTCGTCGCCGCAACGCCGAGCGGGTTCTGGTTGTTGGTCCCGAGCAGCCACTTGCACGGCAGGATCTCAAGCGGGGTCCCGTGCACCGCGGTCGCGTAGTTGTTCCGCTTCAGGTACTCGAGCACCGAGATGTTGCCCGCGCTCGAGACGAGCGTGGAGATCAGGATGCCCATGCTGGTCGGGTCGACGAGCAGGCGGTTCGGGATCACCGCGTAGGCTGCCGCCTTGTAGGCGCTGGTCAGGATCGAGTTCACGTCCGCGAGGATCTGCGCGACCGTGGCCGTCGCCCAGCCGCCCGTCACCGCGTTGCCGGTGTTGGTCAGGAGCGTCGTGTTGAACATGCCGTAGAGGCCCAGCGTCGTGTCACCGACGTAGACCTGCTCGTCATTGTCCATCTGCCACTTGAGCTGAATCGCCTCGAGCTTCTGCTGGTCGATCGGCCGGCCGGCCTTGATTGCTGACTCCAGCTCGTAGATCGAGAACGCGAGCTCCATGCCCCACGGGGTAAGCGGGAACGGCGTCTTGCCGATGTCGACCTGCGCGCCCGGCAGCGTGGTCGAGTTCTTGCCGATGAAGTTCTTGTTGCTGCCGGGCGTGCCCGACGGCGCCGCGAACTGCGTCAGCGTGAACGATGAGACGTCGTCCGCCAGCGAGACGTCGGTGCGCAGGTCGATGTCGCGCAGCCAGGTCGTCGAGGCGAGCGGCATGTTCATCGTCGGATCGAGCCGCTCGAGCTCGCCGACCAGGAAGATGCCCGTGGAGTCGATGGTCTGCTTGTCGAAGGTCTGCATCGCGTGGTCGCGGAACTGGATCCGACGACGCGGCAGCGCTGCAACCGAGGTGTGAATCGCATCGCGAAGATTCATGAGGGTGCTCCAGAAAATGAAAGGGCGCCCGAAGGCGCCCCGTGGGGATTGCTGCGAAGAGTCTGGATCAGGCGTGCGCGCCGGCGTTGTCGATGTAGATCTCGGCGTTGCCGCTCGCATCGACGTTGCCCATGAACCGCGCGTTGGTGAGCGCGTACACGTCGGCCGAGGTCACGCTCTCGATGCCGCCGACGATCTTCACGCCCGACGGGTTCTGGAAGCGCACGTAGACGACGCCGCCCACGTTCACCGAGGCCGGCACGTTCTGCACGAACACCGAGCAGTAGCCGCCGACGAGGACGTCCGCGACGCCCGAGGTCGGGGGCACGGCGGTCGCGAGCGGGTCCGAGGCGTTCTTGCCGGTGGTCGGGAATGGCTTCACGAGGATGCCGTACACCGGATCGGCGGTGCTCGTGATCGGGATGATCGTGCCCGAGGAGATCTTGCACGGCAGGCCGTAGGCCGGGAATGCCGTCGCGCCGAGCGGCATCGACTCGACCTGTGCCTGGCGGACTCGCGTGATGATGCCTGCGATGCCCTGCAGCATCCGAAACAGAAGGGACTGGGTGCTCATTGCCGATTACTCCTGAAGGGTGAGAAGGGATCTGTGGCCGTGCCGGCGTCAGTTCGGGTTGCGCTGCTGCCGATAGAAGTCGTCGGCGGCCTTCTGCATGGCCTCGATCGACGTCGGCTTACCGAAGGAGTCCATGGTCACGGGGCCCGCGGCGGCGTATGCCGTGCGCGCGTTGCGGGTCGCGGCGATCGCGAGCGCGGCGCCGTTGAACACGCTGACGAGCGAGTCGCCGGTGAGCTTCGCGAGCTCGCGACCCATCAGCAGCGGTTCGATGACCTTCTTGCCCTCGTCGGTCGTGTAGGCCTTAGTGAGCGCGGCCTGCATGAGCGAGAACGGACCCTTGTTGTCCTTCAGCGAGTCGGTGGTCGGCACGGCGATGCCGGCGGAGAGGATCTCGGCGTGCGACTTGATCTGGGTCCAGGCGTCGCCCGTCCAAAGCCTGCCCATGCCGAACGTCGTCGCGGTCTCGGCCTCGATGACGGTGTCCTTCGCAGCCTTGTCGGCGGCCTCCTTCTTCTCCTTCTCCTCCTTCTCCTTGGCCTCGGCCTCGTCGCGGGCCTTGTCCTTGGCCTTCAGCGCCGCGAGCTCGGACTCCGCGTCCTTGAGGCGCTTGTCGTAGGAACCGTCCGGCTCCTCCTCCTCTTCCTCACGCATCGCATCGATCGTCGCCTTGTGCTGCGGAGCGACGAGGCTCGCGAGCATGTCCCAGAAACGCTTGCCACGGGTCCGACGGGTCATGATGATTTCTCCATAGTGATCGCGAATTGAGACACGCGGCCCGGCTCTGCCGCGCTTTACGAGCGCACCATGGTTGCCCACGATGCTCCGCTGCAG